CGTCGGGGATGGGTCCGACCAACGCTTCATAGGAGACCCGGTAAGCCTTGCGCGTAGCACCCCGCCACCCAAAGTGGCCATACCCTTGCGACTTCGCCCCAGTCCACTCCCAGCACGAAGCGGAGGCGTCCACCTTTGACCAGAACCGCTCTGGCAAGCCACTTCCGTAGACCATCAGCCCAACCTCCGAGTCGAAGCACGCACAGAACCCGCCGCCAGGTCAGCAAGACGCCCATCAATCCGCGCCTCAATACCCTCACCAAGATCGAGAGTGCCCGTGATGCGCATGCCGTCCATCTGGCCGCGAGCGGCTAGCGTCGAGATGTCCCGCCACTGCGAGTTCGTCAACACTGCCTCAGGGGTCCGGCCCATGTTCAACGCCGCATGACCAGCACGCAGCACACCGCCCTGGTCGAACACACCCAGCGTCTCCGGGTTGATCGCCCGACCCCAGCCGCCCCGGTGCAGTTCGAAGTGCGTGTGGATGCCGGTGACGTTCCCGGTAGCACCCTGGTGGCCGATCCGCTGACCCTTCGTCACAGCCTGCCCAGGCCGCACACGGATGCCGCCATAAGGGTTGTGCCCGTAGTACGTGAAGACACCGCCACCGTGGTCAATGCCGATACCCTGACCAGTGCGCCCACCCAGGATGCCGCCACCAGTGCGGTACACCGTTCCCGCTGCGGCCGCATACACAGGGTTGTTCCCTGCGATGTCGATACCGGCGTGGAAGCCGCCCCATCGCGGGCCGTAACGCGACGTGATCGGCCCAGCAGACGGGCGCTGCCAATCACCCCGAGAGGTCAGCGACGGCCCCTCATCATCCTTGCCACGAATCCACGTCACCAGCGAATCAATAGCGCTAGTCATCGCGTCACCGAACAGCACCCCCGTGCTGCCCCACTGGCCCATCGTGGAAGCGATGCGGTCAGTCAACGGCGACAGAATCAGATCAGCGGCAGCAGCCAACCCACCGCGCACCCAACCAGTGACCGCGTTCCACGCCCTGGACAGCCAGTTGCCGCCCATCGGTGCCACAGCCTCAGAAGGGTTACGCCCAGCAGCGGCACGGCCTTCCCGAGCCGACAAGTCCCTACCCTCGGCAAGGGCAGCGGCAGTCTCGGCGGCGGTGTAGATGCGGGCCGGGTCGGAGAAGTTCACCAACTCCGGACCCTCTTCACCCACAATCGCCCAACCACCGGAGTGGCGGCCACCCTCAGCGAACTTCGGTATCTCAGCGTTAGCCGGCAGGCGGGTGCTAATCCCGATAGCCGAGGCCACGTTGTTGAACACCCCGGCGATGCCGTCATTCCACACGGTCTTAATGACCCAGTTGATCGGGTTGCGGAACTTATTCGCAACCTTCCGCCAGGCACGGTCCATGCCGTCAACCGCGTCACCGATCCAGCCCGCGATGTTCTCCACACCGCGCCGGAAACGCTGGATCACATTGTCATCGATCCACTCCCACACGGTCTGGAATGGGCGCTTGATCGAATCCCACACCGACTTCATGTCGTCAACACGGTCGGAGAAGAAGTTCTTAACGTTCTGCCAGGCGTTCTGGAACCGGTCCACGACCGCGGACTTGATGTTGTTCCACACCCGGCGGAGCGTGTCCCGAAGGTCGCTGAATGCGGACCCGATCTTCTCGCTGTCGCCAGTGAATACCGACTTCACCAGATCCCACGTGTCACGGAACACCTGGAAAATGTTGTCGTTGATCCAGTTCCACACCGGCTTGAAATAGTCATCCCGGATGCTGGTGAACGCCTTACCGATAGCGGTGGAGTCGTCAGTGAAGAAGTTCGACACGCCCTCCCACGCATTGGAGAACGCGTCGAAAACCTTGTCCTTGACTTCGTTGTAGCCCTCGGACAGGCCGTCCTTCATGTTGTTCCAGGAGTCCTTGATGTCCTGACCCCGGTCGCTGAACCAACCGCCGACCTGGGAAAGGCCCTCGCCGATGGAATCAAACACGCCGGTGATGGAGTCCCACGCACCGGAAATGGACGCCTTGATGCCGTCCCAAATTTCACCGATGGACTCTCCCAAGCCGCTGAACCACGCACCAACGTCATCCAGCCACTCGCCAATGGACTCAAACACACCCTGCAACCAGTCCCACACCGCACCAATGGCGTCCTTGATGGCGGTCCAGACGGCATCCACGACGTTGCGGAAAGTCTCGCTGCGCTTGTAGGCGGTCACCAGTGCGGCGATCAGGCCCACGATGGCCAGCACCACAAGACCGATGGGGTTCATCGCTAGCACGGCGTTCAGCGCAGTCTGCACCGCCGTGAACGCAAGCGTCACAGTGCGGACGATGCCCATGATGATCTGGTACGTCTTCCAGGCCGTCACAATCGCGCCGATGCCCACAGCGATAGGGACCAGCCAGGCTTCGTTCTCCTTCAGCCACTCCCACAAGGACTGCAACGCGGGCACGGCGGTGTCGCGGATGAACTCGAACGCGGTCCGCAAGACATCGCCCACGGTCTCGAACACGTCACGGACCCGCCCGCCGACACCCTCACCCTCACGGAACTCCTCAATGAAACCCTTGACCGTCTCGGCGGCACCTTCCAGCCACTCACCGACGACCTCACCGATCCGCTCAGCCACCGGCTCCAAGCCCTGGAACCACTCAGACAGGCTGTTGATGCCGTCCTTGATCGAGGGGAACACGCCCTCCAACAGGCTCGCGCCCACGCGGGCAACATAGGCGCCGAGGTTCTCGAACGAACCACGCATCGTGCCGCCGGCCTCCTGGGCCGCACCGCCAAGGTTCTCCTGCATCGCCGACTCGAACAGCGCAAAGTCCACCTCACCCGCGGACACCATCTCGCGAGCCGCCGCCTGGGTCACACCCATCTCATCAGCCACCATCTGCAAGATCGGGATACCCCGCTCCTGCATCTGGTTAACCTCAGACATGCTCAGCCGATTAGCGGCAGCGACCTTGCCGAAGATGTCAGACATGCCGTCCATGTCGCCGCCCGCGATAGTGGCGGCGTCACCAACCAGCGTCAGAACACGGGTCAACTCCTCACCCGGCTCGATGCCGGCAGCGACCATCTGCGCGGCTGTGGTAGCCATCTTGTCCATGCGGATCGCGGTGCCCTCGGTGGAGTCCATCGCGTTCTGCATGATGGCCTCGACCTCTTCGACCGAGTGGCCCAGCCCACGCAGCATGGCCTCGGCATCCTCAATGGCAGTCAGACGTGAGAACCCGCTGGTGAGGGTCGCGGCCAGCCCACCGGCAATGGCACCACCGGCTACGATGGCTCCACGCCTACCCCACTTCTTCAGCGAGTCCCCGAGCGAACTGCCGGCAGATCGTCCGGCAGGCTCACCGATGCCTTCCAGTTCCTTGCGGATTTCCCGCTGAAGGCCGGAGAACGTGGGCCGGATCAAGACCTGTGCTGAGCCAACTACGGCCATAGGATCACCGCCCTCGCTGCTGTGGAGTTGTTCTAGAAGTCGTCCTCGGCGAAGCCAAACCGGGCCGCAAGGTCACGCGCCCACGCCTCGTTCAGCGCCTCGATGGCGCGGTCCACCTCGGTCTTCGGGCCGGGATAGGTCGGAGTGCTGCCCGGTTTGCCGCCGGCAGCCGCAACCACTGCGGTTTGAAGTCCGAGAACGGACTGGATCAGGTCACGCAGCAAGTGGGCGTGCAGGTCGTAATCAGCGACCCTGGGAGACCACGGTTCAGGCTCGTCGCCCGCTTGCTCTTCCCGAGCCTGGGCGATCATCTGCGCCTGCTCGGGGTCGTTCTGGATTGCCTCGCTGTAGCGCGAGGCACCTGGTAACTGGTCGATCAGTTCCAGCAGGGATCGAAACCGCCTCTGTCGCCACCATTGGGCGAGGTCCACGCCGAACCGCTCAAGCAGATCGGCGCGGACCTCAGCCCGGTAGCGGGTGATCAGCCCGTAGAGGCGTCGCCTTCCCCCTCCGCACCCCACTGCGCCTCATACTTAGTCATGACGCGCTGAATAACGGGGTTGAGTTTGCGGTAGGTGGGGTACGCCTCTAGCAGGGCTTCCACGTCCTCCTTGGAGAGCCAACTGCGCAGCGCCCTGGTGATCATCCCGTCCGCCATGCCGCGGTTGAGTGCAGCGAAGAACTTCTCCGCGTCCTCAATGGGCATGTCGAACACGTCGGGGAACGTGACGAACTTGCCGCTCTTCAGGGGCACCTTGATCGGATCGGGGTTTTCCTCGATGTCGTCAAGGTCTGATACGGAGATGATGTTCTTGGGCTTGTCGCCTGCCATGGTTCCTGCTTTCCGGGTGTTGGGTGTTGGTTACTTGGTGGACTCGCCTGCCGCCTGTGCTGGCTTGGCGGGACGCGGTGCCGGCTTGACAGCAGCGCGCTCCTGGTACCCCTGTGCGCGCAGAGAGACCTGCTCGCCGGGGTGTGAGGTGGTGATGGTGTGCTGGCCGTCTTTGCTGACGAACGTGGCCATACCTGCTCCCTTCTCGGGTTCCGGGTGATCTGAGGTGGTGCCTCAGTCGGTGGCGCGACACCCGGACGAGCACGCCACCGACCGAGGGCTCATCAACTGCCGCTCGCGTACCCGAGGATGTCCACCGACGCCTGAGCGCCAGTGCCTCCCAGGTAGTGGCGAACCGGGGTGCCGGTCTCGTCATCGGGGAACACGTTGAACGTCAGCGCGTTCTGAATGACCTCCTGGCCCCACGCCTCCTCGTCCCCGCTGGCGAGTTTCACGTTCGGGTACCCGCGGCCGAAGATCCAGTTATTCGCCGCCGGACCGTCGTCAGCCACGATGACGAGTTGATACTCGTCATCAATCGGCAGGTCCGGCTCATCGAACACAATTTCACCCGAGTCGGGATCGGCAGTGATGCCGGACAGGTCCATCCCGTACCGGATTTCCTGCAGGTGGCGCTGCCCGAACTGCAGCGGGTTGACCGCCACAGTGCGAGCCACGCGCAAAGTGTCGGTGCGCACGAACGAGGCGTAGCCCAGTGCGTCAACGTCGTCAGTCTCAACCTCGCGCCCGAACCGGTAACCCTCAGGGGTGACCAGACCAATCGGCTTGAACCCCTCGGCCTTCAGGTCGATGGGCTGCGCGGACTCGTCAGTAATCGCCTCGGGCAGATCACCCTCCGAGGCGCGTCGGATGAAGCCCATCGCACGACGGGCCTTGCGGATGAGGCCACGGTGGTCGGCGTCCCGCATCAGTTCAGCGAATGTAGCCATGACAAATAACCCCTTTCAGAAGGGCATTGGGTGGTGCCCGCTCAGGGGCGCTTACAGGGAATCCGGGTGTGGTCTATTGAGGCCGGTGCGTCACCAGGTACACCGTCTGCGCCTGGTTCACATCAGCCGGGAATGGCACATCATGGGGCGTCACGTCCACCTGGAACTCATCGACGTACCCCGCGTCCAGGTCATGCGGCAGAAGGTCGTTCACCAGCAGGTCACTGATCGCCTCAGAGATATCTATGGCGTCAGTGCCAGGGGCGTACACGTCCACCGTGAGCCGGTCGGTGCGCTCCCAATCGCCACGGTTGCCACCGGTGGTGTACAGGCTCACGGAAGCCTTATCTGTGCCCACGTCCAAGTAGTCGGGGGGCAGTTGGTAGAACGCAAACGCCTGCCGGTCCTCGCCGTATAGGTCGGTGAACCAGCGGCCATCGATCAACTCGAAAGCGGCCTTGCGTGCCAAGTCCGACACGTAGTCCACATCGACGCTCACAGCCCGCTCCTGGCCTGCTGAGCGGCGCGTGCAAGGGTCCGCTTGAAGTGCCCCCGGTCCCGCACGGTCTCGGTGACTACAGCACCAGCGCGCATCTCGTTGGCCCGGCCAGCAGTCACGCCAACCTCTTGCACCGAGTACTCACCACCGGGGTCGTTGCCCCTGGCCCACGCTGCCACGGCGTTGCCGCCCTCAACGGCCACCCGGCCGAGGAACGGCTCGCGTCCGAACTCGCGCATGCCATTGCGGTCAGGGGTGTAGGAAATGGTGCGCTTAGCCATCAGACCCTCCTCAGTTGCACACGGACACCGAGTGGAGTGAAGTTCGGATCGCCGTTCACGGTGAACCTGCCCCACGGCCACAGCCGGGCACCCTCCGGGACGGTCACCACGTCACCGGGGGCGAAGTCGCTGCCAGCCGGTGCGAAGATGTAGGCAGACGTGTTCGGCAAGTCGGTGCGGGCCTCTTCGTCGGTGGACTGATTGCTCACCAGGCAATCGGCCACAGTATGCTCAGTGCCGGGTAGCGGGTTGCCGCGAGGGTCAGTGCCGCCGGAACGCTCGACGGCCACCTCGGTAAGCCAGTCCGAGGGGAAGTGAGACGTGACACTCATGGCGCACCGGGCGGGGTTGGATGCACGTTCTGGAACCACAGGTCAGGACGGTCGGCCAACGACGGCGTGGACTCGGGAATCATGCTCACCGTGAACGCCTGATCTTGGCCGTCCTTGTTGAACTGCCCGCACAGATCCCGCAACTGCGCGATCTCCGAAGGCCACAACAGCCCGCGGGTTGGGGTGCGTGTGTCCACGCTCTGTTGGAACGAGCCAGCGCCGACCTGGCTCAGCGCACCGGAACCCGCCTCGTTGCGCCGTAGCGCCGCCTGGCGAACGATCGCCTTCGCAGCAGCAACCAGCGTTTCATCCTCGCGAAACTCCGGGTCGTTGATGCAGGGGGCGGCCATGGCTGCCATCGCCTCAACGTCAGCGATTATCTCCAGGGCCTTGTCCCTTTCGATATCAGCGAACGCCTCCAGATCCTCTGGTGTGAGGATTGGTTCAGCCATGACCGCCACCCTTCATCCGTCCGAACAGGTCGATCCGAGGATCAACTGCCGTTCTCGTCGTAGGCCGCGAACTTGGTCGGGTCCACAGCCCAGCCGGCAGTGAACTCGATCAGGTAGGCGATCATGTTGTCCTGGAACAGGTGAACGGTGTTACCGTTCCCGTCCACGACGGTCGCCTGGTCGGACCGCTTCAGTTCGATGCTGGAAGCAAAGCCCCACTGAAGACCGGTGTCCCAGTCACCAACGAAGCCCTTAGTGTCCTCAGCCGCCTGGTCACCAACACGACCGGAGACGGTGCGCCCGTAGGCCACCGGCAGCCCGCCGAGGGTGGTTCCGGCGCCCGTCAGAGACGGGATGGCCGGGATGGTGGCACCAACGGTATTCGACACCGCGCCAGCCCGAGCGATGCGGGTCCGGTAGGTGGAGTCGAACGCGAACCCGTTCGGGTCACCGTTCGGGTTCCCAGCAACAGCCAGGTCATACCCAGCCAGAACCTCATCAGCCAGGTCACCAGAGCCAACCGGTGCACGGTTAGTAGTCTGGTTGACGAACGTCACGTTCGGCACCGCGTTACCGGTACGGGCAGACCGCCCATAAAGCACGCCATAGTCGATCTGACGTGCCACACCGTTACGCATATCGGCCTGGATGTTCTCCAACATCTGCGCCGGGTTCTGCCGAGCGGCCTCCTGGGACACCAGCAGAATGCCGGCGAACTTGTTCGGCACAATCGTCCGGTGGGAGAAGCCCACCTCGGAGACAGGCTTACGCCCACCCTCAGCGGTATACCCAACCTCGAACCCGCCTTCGTAGACCGGGATAACGGTCTCACCCAGCGGCAACGGGGTCTGGTTGGTCAGTTGCCCAACCACGGACTGCTCGAACGCCTGGGCCAGTTGAGTCTGGGCCCAATCGCGGGGAAGCGGGACATTGATCCCATCAAGTGTTACAGCCATGACGGCCGTCCTTTCGTGAAGTGATTACAGGCCGAAGAAGGCGCGGGCAACCGCGTCCTTGTCATCGACCGGGGCATCGCCCGCCCGCTGCGCGGGGTGGGGCTGGGGTGTGCGAGGAGCGTTGGCTTCCGCTGCCTGGACGGACAGTCGCTCAGCGATGCGTTTCATCGCCTCGGGATCAGTCACGCCCTCCAGCAGGGCCACGTCGTCGGCGCTCAGCCCGTACTGCAAAGCCACGCCCTTGCGAGTGTTGTCGGCCTCCAGTTCGGCTGCGCGCTCCTCTGCCGCCCTGACGCGAGCCTCAGCCTTCTCGGCCTCGGTCATCTGCGCCTGCTCAAACTCGGCGATCTTGGCGGTCTTGGCCTGGTTCTCAGCCTTCTCGGCCTCGTATGCCTTGACCAGCGGGTGATCGTCGGGCAGTTTGATCGGCTCAGTCTTGGTCGCTGCGCCAGGGGTTTCACCGGTCCCGTTCGGCTCGGTGCTGGCGGCAGCGGCATCGGCAGGTGTTGGAGTTGACTTGCTCATCGCTTACTGCTCCCAGTTCGGGTTGGCCCCATGCCCGTTCGGCCGTGGGGTGGTCTAGTCGTCAGGGCTGATTAATCGCGATCCAGTCCCTGATGGTTCGGTTGCGCTCGGCGCGCTGGGCTTCGCTCAGCCCCGCTGTGCGGGCGGATGCTATGTAGGCACTCACGGGCACCTCTTCAGCGTCGTGATCCCATGAGGGAACCGCTACGCAGTTGCAGTTGCCGTGTGCGGCGAATGGTGCTGTCTCCCACTTGTATACGCCGCCGCGACCGGCGAGCATCTGGCAGAAGCCGCAACCGTCCGCATAGGTCTCAGTGGGTCTGGTCTCGCGATGCCAACCGGCGGCGTCGGGATCTTCTATCGAGGACCGTTGAATCGTGTCCCGGCCTGGTTGCAGCACGTACTCGGATATCGCCGTGGACAGGAATGGGAGCATCAACTCCGGCGTGGCCGTGAACAGGTGGCCCGCACCGTACCTCACCCGCTGTCGCACGTAGTCGGCCGGCACGGTGGAAGCCATCCGTGCTCGGTACCTGCCCGGCACCCTCTCCGCTGCACGCATGTCGTCGTACCACTCGGCGGCAAGCGCCGCCGACTGCTCCCCGTACATGTCCGTCAGGACTGGCACGTTGCTCAGGAGCGCGTTACGGGCACCTCTGGGGCTGCCCAGGTCGAGCGACCTCCACAAGGCTCTCAGATCGCGATCTGCAAGCCTGGAGATTTCAAGGTTACCGGCACGGAAGCGAGCGACCTCAACCGCAGAAACGGCCACCGGTCATCGCTCTTCGAGTCGCCGCGCCTGAGTCTCGGTCGGGCGGACCGAAACGGGAGTGGCGCCAGTGAACTTCACGCCCTCCAAACCAACCCGGCGAGCCGCATCCTCCGGGTCCACGGTCGCCCGGATCGCGATCCCAAGGGCCTCGAACCGTTCCTTCATGGCGGACGCCTCCGCCACGGGGTCGGACTCCTCACCGCTGCGGTCCAGGATGCCCTCCAACTCCCGCCTGGCCGTCGCGCGCTCGGTCTCAATGTCGAGCACACGGCGCTCAGAGCGTGTGAGGCTCATGCGTTTGCGCACCACCTCAGACTTCGGATCCAACACACCGGCGCCGACATACTTCACGATCTCGTCGGCCGTGGCCGCCCTCGTCGGGGTTGCGGCGGACTGCCAGTCCACAGCCACCCGAGAGTCGAAGTCATCGGGCAGAGAGTTATCCCGGACCAGCAGCGCCAACCGGGCAACCTCCATCCAGGCCCGACCGAAACCGGACTGGCGGCGCTCGGTGCGCTTCACCAAACGCGACTCACCCATCCGGATCGCATCAGCACTGGAGGGGTTGGCGGTCTGGATGCCCAGGTAGTCAGCAGGCATCCCGGCCTCAGAAGCCACCTGCATACGGAACTCACGCAACTGCTCGATGAACGGCTGAGGGGACGCCACATCCAGTTGCTTGATGTCCGGCTTGTCGCCGTCCTTGTCCTTGTTGATCGCCAGCGCATGACCGGCGAGGATCTTCCAACCCGGCACCGGGTCACCGTTGCGGTCCTTGAACGCATCCGGGCCACGGCCCAGCACCATCAACTGCGGGATCGAGTAGAACATCGTATTGACGTTCATCCCCAGCGTGGCCCGCATCATGTCCTCAGTCAGCGAGCGGATCGCACGAGTAATCTCAGAGCGCCCACCAGGGCGAGAGGCGCGAGGACGGTTCGAGAACTGCACCACAGGCACTCGGCCCAGGTTGTGGCGGTCCCTGTTTTCAACCCTCCACTGTTGACCGTTGAGTTCGACCACAATCGACTCATCAGGCAGATCGAGCACACCACGGACCGCCTGGCCATCCTCGACCTTCAGAACCGTCCACGCCGCCCGTAAGCGCCGCGTCGCATTGTCACGCACGCCCGTGGTCGTCGTCGGCGGGTGCATCGTCACCAGCGGGGCGCCCTCACCCGTGCCAACCCTGACGAACGAGGTGCCATAGATCAGCGCATCCAAGTGCACCAGCGGCGCCTCGGCGTCCAACTCGTTCTCGTCATAGACCTCATCGAGGCCCAGCCCGCCGCCGGCAGAAGCGTCGTCCCAGCCGAGGAAGTCCAAGCGCTCATCGAGCACGTCCACCACGGTCGCCGGGGTCCCCGTCACCGTGCCCACCTTCGAGGCAACATCCTGCGGGATCGTCACACCAGGGAAGGTCAACTCATGGCGCGCCTCGTAATAAGCGTTCGCCTCCAGGTTCGGCAACGCGAACCGCTCCAAGCGGTCCACCAGCACCTCAACCATGTCAGACTCGGACTCGCTCAACCCGGTAATCAGAACCGGCGACAAGGGGGCAACGGTCATAGCACGGTCACGCTCCCATCGTCACTAGCGGCCCTCAGCGGCGCCTTCCAAATATCCTCAAGTTGCGCCACCCACAGCGCCAAAGTCCCGGCCTGAACCGGCGTGATGTCCGCAGCCGCGCTCTTGCGCGACCACACCCACATGCCCGTATCGCCCAGAGCGCGCTTACCTGCCACACTCACAGCGGTGTTCATCTGACCCTGATCGATGTGCCACACCTCGCTGGCAACCACGCCAGCCAGCAGCGAAGTGCAGGCCGAGCCGAGGTCCACCACCTTCGGAGTAATCACATGGATGCCGGCCGACTTGAACTCATCCAGCAGCACTTTCGACGGAGAGCCCGCATCCACAGCCACGCCGCGGAACTGCGGATTCTTCTCTAGCAGCGCCTTCACGTAAGGAACTACCCAGGCCACACCCTCGCGAGCCTCGTCCAACTCCACATGCCAGGTGCCATCGTCACGCTGGCCAGCGAGCGCCACAGACGCCCGCTCGGCATCCGGAGCGACCTCCACACCAAGGGCAAACCGGTCAACGGCCAGCGACTGGCTGTCGGCAGCGTCAGACCACATCTGCGCCGGGATCACCGCACTGGAGCCTTGCGCATTCCAGATGCCCAAAGCCTCACGCAACCACGCCTCATCGCTGCCCAGGTGCCTGCGCATCCGCAACATCGACTCAACCGGGGTGTGATGCGGAAACGAGGGATTAGCCTTCATCCACTGCGCTCGGTCGTCCGGGTCGGCGTCCGGATCGGCTGACAGTTCCACGAAGAATATGTCGTCCTCACCGCTCAGCGCACTATCGCGAAGCCCCGCGAACGCCTCGCCCTCATCAGTGGGCCGGGGTGGCGTGCCGATGTAGAACAGCAGCGCGCCGGCCGGGTTTCGCGCCCGGTTCGTCGCCGGAACCATGTCCATCCGGGTCTGGTCCCTCAGTCGCTGCGCCTCGTCGAACACGATCACATCGACCGCAGCGAACCCGAGCCCGAAACCCTGGTCGCGTGCACCGAACAAAATTCTCGAACCGTTCCTGAACACAACGGACTCGGTGCCAGAACCGGTGTAAACCTTCGACACGTGCGGAGCGACCTTGGCTCTGCGAGCCATGGCCTGCATCGACAGGAACGTTTCGCCGGAGGTGCGCGTGTGGTGCGCCGTCCAAAGCACCAGCAGGCCCGGATTCTCGATGCAGAGCGCGAACAGCATCGCCCCGACCGTGAACGTCTTGCCGACCTGTCGGGGAAGGCTCCAGACAACGCCGCCAACGGTTGCCGCATATTTCCCATCGGCACGCTTGCCTAGTGCGCCGCGCACTAAGTCCGCCTGCCATGAGTCGAACCGGATACCCATTGCCCTGCATCGCCGGTCAACCGAGGGGAACGCGGTAGAACTCAACTCGGACGGCAGCACCAAGTGGCGCGCAACGTCAGATAGCCTCCCAGACTCCGTCTTCGGCGGGGCCGTCATCCTGAGCAGACTCCTCTCGCGCCTGGGTCTCCAGCGCTCGAATCTCCTTGGCGATCAGAGAGAGTTGCCGGTGAAGTGCAGCCTTCGCCGGCCCACGCTCGTCCGGGATCGCCTGTGCAATCTCGCGGCGCTGCGCCGTAAGGATCTCCAGGTAGTCACCGTCTTCGACCGCCTGCACTAGAGTCTTCGGCTTCGCGGGCTTGTCCTCGGAGGTGACGGCCCTCAGTTTCGCCTTCCCCATGACCGACACCTCCTTTGCGTGCGCTTTGTGATCGCCCCCAGGGGGTACGAAAAAAAACGTCGTGAATAGATCGTGCCT